AGTCAAAATAACATCTTTGGTCAGCTATGCGTTCTTCTTCTTTATCTATCATAACCATGTTGCCAAATTCATCTAAAGATTCTACTTGTATCTTTTCTTTTACAAAAATAGGCTCATATACTACCCAAACTACCCCACGACCAGGTAATAAATAATCTTCTATCGCTGCTTTTATAGGTTTATCTGCTGCATATACCTCATTACCATATTGTAATGCTCTTTCTAATACGATAGCTACTTGTCTTGTTATAGGGTTGTTATCGTTATATCTTCTACGCACATCTGGTTTTGGCATACGAGCAAATAATGCACCTTTCATAGTTTCTGTGTTAGACCATAGAATATTAAATTGTTTGGTTAAACCAGAACCATAACCATCTGCTTCTCTTTCATCTCTATATCTTGATACAACAGCTCTCCCTCTTTCTCTCCAATCTTTTTCTGATTGGTCGGAACTATCAAGTTCCATCTGCCAATATTGAGCAGTTCCTTGTAGTTTTACTGTTTCATCTCTAGTTTCTGCCATTAATTACCCATCATTTGATTTTTTAATATCTGTAATCTCATAATTTCTTCATCTATTTGTTCTGGTGTCACAGGTGTTCCCATAGGAGATACATTATTTTTTAGCATATTAGCTTCATTTTCAGTCATTACACCAGAACCTATTACATCAGTTCCTGTTACATCATTAAATTGAGACATATCTGCACCTGGTGGTATGAGTTCTGCTCCTCTTGACCTTTCATTTAACATAGCTGCATCTGCGTCTGTCATAACTTCTGGTCCTATCATATTTGCATCTGCCGTCATCATATTATTATTTTTTAAACTTTGAGCCATCATGATTCTTTCTTCTTCTTCTGTCATGGGTCTATTATACATTATTGCCATAATTATATCCTTTTCTCTGGTTTATTGCGTTGTTCTCTATCATACATTTCCATCATTTCATCTAATGTTGGAGTGCGTAACATTTCTTTTTGCACATCTTTAGGTTTTGGTTCTGGTTTTATATGTTTGTATGACATAGCTAAGTACCTAAATGAATCGCTGCCATGTGAAGCCCAGTTGTGTAAAGGATTTCTTTTGAACACTCTTTTCACATCATCCCATTCTCTTTGGTAATTTCTCAAAGCATTTAATCCGTTTTCACATCTCTTAACATCAAAATAACAATTTTGCAACAATAATCGTACAGCATTAATTCCATCATCAACTTTATGATTAGGAACTATGCGTGGTCGTCTACCCATATTGATTAAAGTTTCTGCTCTGGTTCTACCTGTTCCAAGCTCTCGTACTTTAGCATCATGTGGTAAGTAATCATCACCCCAGTATTCTATTTGCATTTCATCCATTACTTTTACATAGTGGTCTAATCCAACTCCTGCACTTTCATAATAATCAAATATTCTGATTTCGCCCATTGTAACTTGGAAAAACCATAATGCACAACTATCCGATATTCCTAAATCCCATGCTACATGAACAGGTAATGCAGGGTCTCTTTCTACTTTTGTAATTCGTCCTTCTTGTTCTGCTTCTATAATTAAATTACCATAGTAAGAACCTTTAATGGCTGCTGCCCAAGAACATTCAAATTCTTGCATATATTCATCTTCACCCATTTGTTTTTTTGCTGCTTCTAATTCTTGTGGGTCTACTACACCTGTTTCACTTGCACGATAGATTGCTCTATGCCATTCGTTGTCGTGTTTTGCGTCTTCATATAATTGCCAGAATTGATTTCTACCTTTTGGTGTTCCAATAAATATTGCCCATCCTTTTCTATCGGTTAACGCAGGTCGTATCACTTCACTCCACATTCTAGGAGACATATCAGCATACTCATCCATTACGCATCCATCTAAGAAAATTCCTCTTAGAGCATCTGGGTCATCTCCTGCACCATACAATCGTATACGACTACCATTTATTAAATCTACTCGTAGTTCAGATTGATTAACTTTAGTACCAGGAATATCTTTTGTATAATATAATAAATAATCCCAAGCCACAGCTTTAGCCTGTCGATAGTATGGAGCTATGTATGCAAACCTACCATCATTTCTTTCAGTTTTTATTTGTAATGCTTGTCGTAATATTTCTGTAATTGCATACACAGATTTACCCCATCTTCTATGAGATACACAAATTTTAAATCGTTTATCATTTTTATGTAAGTCTGCTTGTTGTGGTCTGGGTGTATATGGTATAGTAATGTGCATTAGACTTCGTTACCCCAACAATCCCAGCCTTCTACTTTCTGTCTAGCAAATAATTCTATTCTTGGTAAATCTCCAAATAATATTTCAATATTACTTCTCACTTTATCTGGTTTTCTACTATGTTTTGTTCTTTCAGCTTTAACTTTTTGATATATATTGTTTGCTTTTTTATATTTCAACATTCTTCCTTTAGTTCCAAGTAAACATATTTCAAAGTTTTTCATTGTCCAAGAACCAAGATTAGCTACTGTTTTTCCAGTTTTTGTTAGTTTTTCCCACACAAAAGCAACTGTAACATATTTAAAACCCCAATTTTCTAAAGTTTCAATAGCTTCTTTTATATGAGCATCTGTTGTCCACAAAAATAAAGCACAATCATCTTTTGTAATTATATTTACTGGTAAGGTTTTTATCCAATTTTTTGACTGTGTAGGATAATGTTTATTTATACTTGTAAATCTTACCCCATTATATTTTTGTAATTCTTTGCTACTAAAACTCCAAGGAGGGTCTGCGTAAATAATATTATATTTTTTGTTTGGCAAATTATTTGGTGTGTAAGGAATGGTTATGTGCATAGGGAACAGATTACCACTTCTTACACGACCAGTATCGAGCTGTAAGTTTACTTGGAGGAGATGTATCGCACTTATGTCTTGCTCGAAAACTTTTTCTTCTATCAGGATTATTTTTTTTTATTTTCATATTAGGGTCACCAAATCGTATGAGTTTTGTTTGACCATTAGCTCTTGCAAGTACAGCAAATTTTTTACTTTTGTTTGGAGTTCTTTTTGGTTTATTGTAACCAGAAAATCTTTCACCTCTGTATTCAATAGTCATTTATGCTTTCCAAGATTTTCTTGCTTTCATTTGAGCTTTTTTTGATAGTTCACCATAATGAAACAGCTTTACACTTTTACTAGTATGAGACTTGCCAGTATGAGGGGTTCCATCTGGCATTTTGTGCATACCTCCTTTGTGTTTTGTTCCATCCTTTAAATAATGATTTACCCCTTTCATTATGCAGTCCTTTTTTTAGATTTTTTATTTTTGTTACCCATGACTATTCTTACTTTTTTCTTCATAGGTTTCTTGGTCATCTTCTTACTCATTTTTCCATATCCGTATCCTGGCATACTACTATCCTTTCCTTTTATTTTTTTTTGCAGTCTTAGCTGCTTGTTTAAAATTTTTATTCGTTGGTGAACCTTTACTTCCTACTTTACGCATCTTCTCACCAGAACCTGCTGCTATGCGTTTTCTCTTTGCATTTATATTTGCATATAAACCTCTAACCATTAGTAATTTTTTCCTGTATTACTTCTGCATCAATCTCTTTCTTATTATCTAAATTAAAACTAACTGTAATATTATTCGGTAGTCCTTCATGTTCTACAGTTTCTCTAAAACCAGCTTTCGTCTTTGCTAAAAATATTGCCGAGATAGTATCCCCCTTCATAGCTTTCTTATACAACTGACTGCCAATAGACATCACCAACTTTTCTTTACCAGCATCTAATTCATGCCTAAAATATTTCCTAAGGGTAGTAACATCACAGCTCATTAATTTTGCAATCTGGTCCTGATTCAATCCAAACCCAACAGCTAATTCTACCTGCTTCTTATTCTCCTCTGTGGGTTCAAACTTTGGTCTGCCTTTCATCCATACCTCCAATACAGTTATACACACATATAATTAATTTAAACCCTTATGTCAAAACCTTTTTTGTTTTTTACTATTTTATAAAATTAAAAGTAGGTGTTTGGGATGTGTTTGATATATGCCTTTAGATTAGCACCAGTACCACCCCACATCCGATTTGTAAAAAAAATTTCAAAAATAAATTTTTGTAATGAACCTTCTATCCTGGAACAAAGCAAGAACAAATATATTATAGAACAAATAGAGAACACCAGGAACTAGAACATATAGAGAACAAATACTTTCCATATAATCGCTATACAATGCTATTAAATACTTAATAGGTATGATTGTATCATATATGTTTAATGTTGTTCTATGCTTGTTATATGGATACTATGATACTATAAGGAACAGAAAGAGAACAAAATAGTAGCTCCTTGCTCCTGTTCTTTTTTGTAAAGGGTTTAATGTTTTTATTTAT